GAAACGCTTATCAATTCCTTGCACTTGGTAGAGATGGCCGGCATAGAGCCTGTAGAGCGACAGGGACAGATACGTTGGTACAAAAAGCCCGAAAAAGGTTGTACCTATGTTGTGGGCCTGGATCCCAGTCTGGGCACTGGAGGAGACCCTGCTGGTATACAGGTGTTTGAATTGCCAGGACTCAAGCAAGTGGCCGAATGGAGCCACAACAAAACTATTGTGCAACGTCAAGTGGTCATCTTGCAAGAGATATGCAAGTATTTGAGTGAAGTTGCAGGCAGCACAAATGTCTATTACAGTGTTGAAAATAACACACTAGGTGAAGCAACACTGGTAGTTATTAGTCAAATGGGTGAAGAAAATATTCCAGGTGTGTTCTTGAGTGAACCCAGACGTCAAGGCGGTGGTGGTACCAGATTTAGAAAAGGTTTCAATACTTCGCATAAAAGCAAACTGGCTGCCTGTGCCAAACTAAAAAGTCTAATAGAAACCAAACGCATGAAAATTGCCAGTAAATTGTTGATATCTGAGTTCAAGAACTTTGTGGCCAAAGGGCACAGTTACGAAGCCAAGATTGGCGAACATGACGACTTGATCATGGCAGTATTGTTGTGCATACGAATGATGCAGTTGCTACAGGAGTTTGATGCCAACATGTATGCCGAACTACGAGACAATGTGGACAACTTTGTAGAACCCATGCCGTTTATCATGGTTGGTAACTACTAGAAAAGATAAATACACTTATGAAAGAAATAGAATCAATCTCCGCCGCACTATTTGATAAAATACGCTCACGTTTTCCTACGGTAACGTTGGGCGACGAAAAAGCCAAGGCTGAAACAGACCCTACTAAAGCACGATTTTTTAATTTCAACTACACCGACGAAGACGGTACCGAACATGGTAAAATCACAATCAGTTTAATTGATGAAACCGGACTCAAAGTCTACTACAGTCAAAACATTGTTGCAGACATGGACATGGAGCAACGCAAACACTGGTACGAATTTCTAAGAAACCTAAGACAATTTGCACGACGCAATCTACTCACATTTGACACACGAGATATCAACAAATCAAATCTAGCCTTACAAGATGTAAAACAACAGGCCAAAGTGGACACTGTTGCTGGCATAGATGACGTGGCCAACATGAACGAAAGTCGCATGTATGGCACCAGCCGATTCAGTTATGCTGATCTAGGTGAAACCAGATTGCGTATACAACATGCTGGCACGGTCAGTGACGAAGTACACGGCGACCGTAGTCGTAAAATAGAAAAAATATTCATTGAAACCTCAGGCGGGGAAAGATTCTTGGTTCCATTTAGAAACCTACACGGTGCACGAGCCCTAGCACAACATGTCGGGCTTGGTGGCAACCTGCACGACGAGCGCGGACAACACATCTGCGACATGGTAAAAGAAATGGCTGCAATGAGCCATTTTGTTCGCAGTACCAAGCGTCGTCAATTTGAAGATCAAGAAACTGCTGACATGACTCACGCAGCAGTCAAACACTACGAACAATTAAAAAAACATCTCAAGCGTATGCGTCATCCCGACGGCTTACAGGCCTACTTTGACTGCTGGAATCCCACTCCAGACAGTCAAGACGATGCAGTGGACATTGATGCCCTGCGCGAACGCTTTGTTAAAAAAGTTTATGATGATCGCTTTAACGATGCGCTACCCTATGTGTATCGAGCACACCAAATGTATCGCGAGAGTTTGGGCGAGTACGGTGATACCCTAGACGAGTGGGCTACCGAAGTAACCGAAAGTGCCTGGGCCAAACCAGACTCTGCCGATAAAGTTCGTGCCTTGCGTGAACTGCTCAAGACCACGATACCAGTAGGCATAAACGGGGTTGACGCCAAGTACAAAATCGAAGAAATCATTGGTGATGATGACCTAAACGATGCTATAGAGCAATTAGCCGACAATCAAGGCCCCGATGCAGATTGTAGATCACTGATCAAGAAATGGTTGCTGGATCATATGCCAGGATTGTTAAATGATTTAGAAATTGGCAAGAAAAACAGTGAAGATGCACAAACCAATTGGGCTCAACCGGTGAGTCCGCGCCAGGCTCATGGTGACGAATACGCAGCCGGAACTACTCCGGGCGATAACAGCCATATTATGGCTTACTAATCATAAATATTAAATAGGAGAATATTATGGACCCAAGATTTTTTAGAAAGTATGCAGATCTAGTAGAATCTGCAGAAAAAGATTTACCTGTTCAGCAATTGGATGAAGGCCTAATGAACATGCTACAAGCGCCAATGAAAAAATTGGCAAATGCCATCATGAGCAAACTTGATCCACAAACTTTACAAGGATTGCAACAAGCATACCAATCAAGCGGCGGCGATCGTGACAAAATGATGGCAGCAATTGGTATTACCAAACAAGACCTGGCACCATTGGCCAAAAAAGCCCAACCCGGTCAAGCCCCCGGTCAAGCCCCTGGTCAACCCCCTGGTCAAGCCCCTGGTCAACCCGCACCGGTCAACGAAGATTGGAACAATAGCTCGTTGAAAGGAAAAATTCTAACAGTGCTCATGAATGTTTTACCATTAACTGGAGTACTAGATTTATTATCTGGTGGACATATTGGCTTTGGAATGATGGGAGACGGCATCATGACTGCTATATGGTATGTGGTAAGTGCTGCTTTGGTCTGGGGTTGTGGACACTATGACTTTACCGACAACGCAAATGCCAAACCTGGTCAAGCGCCTGCCAAAGGCGGATTGTCTACTGGAATGGGACAAGGTAGCTTCTAAACTATTTTTGAGCATTCGTCCAAAGGCACAAAATTTGTGCCTTTTTCTTTGACAAGCTAAATACTATTGTTATATACTAGCAGGGTGCTAGTTTATATCTAGGCACATTTTAAGACCATCTTAATATAACATACAAGGAGCATATATTATGGCAATGACATTAGCAGAAATTCGCGCAAAACTACAAGCAAACGAAAACCGTGGAAGCGGTAACTCACAATCCGGTGGTGATAATCAAATCTACGCACACTGGAACATTCCCGAAGGCACAAGTTCTAAAATTCGTTTTTTACCAGATGGTAACTCGAAGAACAGCTTCTTCTGGGTAGAACGTGCAATGATCAATTTGGAATTTGCTGGCGTCAAAGGCCAAGCTGACAGCAAACGTGTTACTGTTAAAGTTCCATGTATGGAGATGTACGGTAATGAAGTACCATGTCCTATCCTGGCTGAGGTACGTCCCTGGTTCAAGGATCCCAATCTAGAGGAAATGGGTCGTAAGTACTGGAAGAAAAAGAGTTATGTGTTTCAAGGCTTTGTACGTGAAAACGCACTCAGCGATGACAAAACTCCCGAGAATCCAATTCGCAGATTCACAATCAGTCCACAAATCTTCAACATCATCAAAGCAGCATTGATGGATCCTGAGATGGAAGAATTACCAACAGATAGCCAACGTGGCTTGGACTTTGTTGTTACCAAAACATCAAAAGGTGGCTATGCTGACTACTCAACATCAAAGTGGAGTCGTAAGGAATCGGCACTGACTGCACAAGAGCAGGCCGCAATTGATCAATTTGGTTTATTTGATCTCAGTGACTTTTTACCCAAGAAGCCCACAGAGACCGATCTCAAAGTGATCAAAGAAATGTTTGAAGCTTCGGTAGATGGTCAACCATATGACCTAGAGCGTTGGGGCAACTACTACAAGCCATATGGTTTGGGTGGTAACTCGGCACCAGCTAGTGCAGATGCAGACGTTGCACCTGTTGCCAAAGCAGCTCCAGTGGCAACACCAGCACCGGTAGTGGATGATGAAGATGACACCCCAGTGGCAACTGCACCAGTGGTAACACCCGCAGAAGAAGCCAAACCAGCAAGTCAAAAGGCTGAAGACATTCTGGCCATGATTCGTAATCGTCAGAAACAGTAAGCAAATATAGTGGACAAGACGATAATTCAGCCCCGGAACGATAAACCGGTCAGCTAACTTGTCCACTATTCTTCAATTAAGGAAACCACATGGCAAAAGCATTTGACGTAAGCAAATTTAGAAAAGGCATTACTAAAAGCATTGATGGCATTAGTATTGGCTTCACTGATCCCACCGACTGGATCAGTACAAACAACTATGCATTAAACTATCTTATCTCGGGCGACTTTAACAAAGGCATCCCCATGGGCAAGGTCACAGTTTTTGCAGGCGAAAGCGGAGCAGGTAAGAGTTTTATCTGTTCGGGCAATTTAATTAAAAACGCACAAGCTCAAGGCATCTATCCTATTCTAGTAGATACCGAAAACGCACTTGACGAAGCCTGGTTACAGGCCTTGGGTGTAGATACCAGTGAAGACAAACTGTTAAAATTGAACATGGCCATGATTGATGATTTGGCCAAAATGATCAATGACTTTGTTAAAGAATACAAAACCATTCCCGAAGACCAACGTCCCAAGGTATTGTTCATTATTGACAGTTTGGGTATGTTGTTGACTCCCACAGACGTCAATCAGTTTGCAGCCGGTGACTTGAAAGGTGACCTAGGTCGTAAACCCAAAGCACTCACTGCCCTAGTACGTAACTGTGTTAACATGTTTGGGGACTTGAATATTGGCTTAGTAGCCACCAATCACACATACGCCAGCCAAGACATGTTTGATCCTGAGGACAAAATCTCGGGTGGGCAAGGCTTTATCTATGCAAGTTCAATTGTGGTTGCTATGAAAAAGTTAAAGCTGAAAGAGGACGAGGATGGCAACAAGATATCAGAAGTAAAAGGTATCCGTGCTGCATGTAAGATCATGAAGACACGTTATGCCAAACCTTTTGAAACGGTGCAGGTCAAAATCCCGTACGAAACTGGCATGAACCCATATTCAGGATTGACTGACTTGGTTGAAGGCAAAGACCTACTCAAAAAAGAAGGCAACAGTTTGGTATATACCACAGTGGATGGAGAAGTTATCAAGAAGTTCCGCAAAGCCTGGGAACGCAATGATGATGGATGTTTGGATCGCATAATGAGTGATATCACTGCACATCCACATGTACTGTCCAAAGCTACACCAGTTGAACTACCAGAAGAGGAAACCGCAGAATGAGCATGGACGTAGAAGTTTTAATCGAAACGTACACAATCCTGAAGCAGTACATTCCAGTCAAGGATCGTCAAGAGGCTGCTGACAATTTGATGAGTGTGCTGGTAGACATGTTAGGCGACATTGACTTACAAGAGTTCGGTGCTACTGACAGTGCTACCAAAAAAGCACTCAAAGAATATGTACAGGACGAAGAAGATGACGACGATTACGAAGACGAATAATCAATGTTTTACAATAGAATTACTGCTGATCTAAGTGTAATTCCCGAATTCATCGAATACTTTGAAAACGAGTTGATTGTTGCCAGGTCTGAAATAAAAATTAAAGGTAAGGTAGAATCTGCACTAAGTAATTTACCTGGCGAAACTGAACAACGGTTTAACCAGTTACAAGAAATAGAAGCAGTGCTAGAATACCTTAATATACAATTACGCAAGATCCGGCAACGGCATTACAAAAAATACCTGGAGTCGTACAACCGTGCACTCACAAGTCGTGATGCTGAAAAATATGCTGAAGCCGAAGACGAAGTAATCGACATGGAAACCATTATCAACGAAGTTGCACTAGTTCGAAACAAATGGTTGGGAGTTATGAAAGGCATAGAGTCAAAGAACTTTATGCTGGGCCACGTGGTTAGACTACGTACTGCTGGCATGGAAGATATAGTGGTATGACGGATTGGCGGCAACGTGCAGACGAACTAATAGAAGAATTTAATGCTTGTTGTCGTGCAAAACCACGCCACGATGCGGTAAATTTTCAATTAGAAAAAGATGCAGTTGCCAAATTTGCACATCATCTGTCTACACAACGTGCTTGGGGCGGAGATCTTGAAATAGCTGAAGCATGCCACCAACTTGAGTCAAGAATGAAAACGCTTAAAGAAAAATTAATAATGGAGATATTAAGCGATGGCACACTTTAAAAATGCACACGAAAGTCATGTACACAGTCTTGAGGTATTGCAACTGTTATACGAGTATGACACTTTTCTAGATAGCTTGCAAGTGATAGCTGACATGGGTTGTGGTGAGGGATTTGACAGCAAATGGTGGGCCGAGTTAGCCACACGAGATGATCCGCCCGAGCCACACAACTACAAGGTGTATGCAGTTGACCAAAATATCAAGCAACTGGATCGTGGTGTGCGTGATCTTGCCAACGTGGTGCCCATTGAAGGCAATTTTGAAGAACGCATCATACCAACACAGGTGGACTTGATCTGGGCACACGACAGTTTCCAATACGCACGTGATCCTTTTAAATGTTTGGCCACGTGGAAAAATACCTTGAATCTAAATGGCATGCTGGTGTTGAGCATACCACAAACCACATACTGGGAAACATCACACAGTCGACTGGTGGTCAGCAATCACAGTCATCAATACTACAATTACAATGTGTTAAACTTGATCTACATGTTGGCCATTTCAGGGTTTGACTGTAGAGACGCTTACTTTTATCGTAAAGTGGGTACTCCGTGGTTGTATGCAGCAGTGTATGCCAGCGAACATGCTCCAGTGGGACAACAAGTGGGCTGGTACGAACTGGCCGAAAAGAAATTAATAAACGACAGTATCATAGCCAGTGTGAATCGCTACGGTTATGCTAGACTAGAAGATACCATTGTGCAATGGCTAGACAAAGACAACTACTTGATTACCGATTGATCTTGAACAGATAAATACTGTACTATGAACAATTTCGGCGCAGACGTAAAATATCTCCTATCCATATCGGATCAACTTCCACCAGACCTATTGACACTTGTTGATGGCATTGCCACTGTTATTGTGGATGCAGTTAAACAGGTAAAAACTTTACGGGAAGGAACACAGTCAGGTGCTACTCCCAATATTGCTTTATTGAATACGCTTTCCGGGGAAGCAATCAATTTGGCCATTCAACTGGCCATAGAACGAGGTCTAATAGATCCTAGCAAAGCCGACGAGCTCAAGGCACGAACCCCAGAGCTAGTGGCCGCAGTACAAGGCAGTGAAGCATACAAAAAAGCTGCTGCCAAAACCATTGCTGGCATGAAGTTGAATGTGCGCGGTGAATTTGCCAAACTGACCAAGAGCATTGAAGATACTGCCATGGAATTTGTCGAAAGATTCAAAGTAAAACCAATTTGGGCCAGGAATCTTGTGGGCATGTTCACTGCCGATATTGACCTTGAAACTCGAGATAAATTTTTAGCATTGTGCCGTAGTGGCAAAGCATTAAACATAGAGGGCATGATCAAACAGGGACATGGCACTCTTGACAATGTGATTGCCACCAAAGATCCCACAATCAAAAAGGTGTACAACTCGGTAAAGGCCACATTGTTGGACATCAGTCTCAGTACCGGACAACGCGGTGCAACTGGGCCATTTGAAGCCATGTTGGCCATCATGGGTGGAGCCGTCAAGCCCGAAGCCGACGAGGGCGGCGATGTAAAAATCAAAATTAATGGCAAAGACAAAAAGTTTGAAGTCAAGGCCGGATCAATCACGGTCAATGTCAAGCCCGGAGTAAAACAACTCAACATCAGCGCCGGCGAAAGTTCGGCTTGGTTAGACTCCACTGGCGAACTGTCAGGTGACAATTTACGCAGTAAAGGCAATGCTTGGTTAGATAAAAATTTACCCAATCTTACTCCGGCGCAAAAGACATTATGGCAGACTGCTGATTTCCGTAGCAAAAAATTACCCAACCTCAAAGATTTTTTAATCAGTATTGACAAAAAAGATCCCAGCAATTCAAGCCGATTGATAGCAAACATGATGTTGCAATCTTTTCCATCTGTGCGAGACGAAAAAGTAAAAGCAGCTGGATTTAATTTTGCCACCAGTGTGAAAAAAATCTTGGCCGGTATCATGGCACTGGATAAAATGGCCATAGCACGTGAACAAGGCGCCATGGCTCTAATAGAATATGCCGTGGGTAAAGGTAACGATGGTTTTATACTGTTCAACAGCAGTATCCAAGAATACAAGATATTCATGGAATTAAAAGGTATTGTTGATGTATACAATCAGCGCATCAATGACGATGATGCTAGAACTTGGGAAGAGAGTCTGGTACGATTCATTGACCCCATGACCATGCAACCGGGCGCCATGAAGTCAAGCCCGTCAATATATTTTGGCCCATTGGGCAAAAGTCAGCGAGCCAAACGCTATGCTCAAGAGTATGCCATGGATCCTGAACGAGTGGCCGAACGCGAAAAAGCCGAAGTCAACGGCGACAAAGAACTGCCCGATGCTGAATCGGGATTTGGTGATGGCAAAGTGCCCAAAAAGGCCGCAACCACACGCAGTCAAGCAGTGGATAAAAAGATTGACAAAATTGCCAAAGGTGCACCGGCAGTCACTGGTCTACGACCCAAAGGAGCCAAGGCTCTAGCCAGTCGACGTGGTCGAATCAGTGAAGGCATTGCACTGGGCCGAGCACGTAGATAACTGTTGACATCAGTTAAAAAATACTGTATAATTGTGTTTCAATGAGCGAATATATAATACAACCCACCAACATCGGCACCACTCCGATCATGATCGAACACACCGGTAACATTTTTCTCTATGCTCACGATGATGAGATGTTGCGGATTACCCCAGATGGATTTTATGTGCGTGGAGTACCGGTGCCGCAAGACGCTAAAGAAGCTGAAAATGTATACAATGCATTTGTAGCATGGATGGCCTGGGCCAAGCTAACTCAATAAGGAATAGATATGACATCAAGAAAAAATGTACAAGATTATGTGATGCATCTTCGCGGATGGATTCCCGAAGATGTGTGTAAACAAACTATAAAAGAATTAAAAAAGAACAAAGAAGATTTTTCTCAGCACAGCTTCTACAATAATTTAACAGACAGTTTTCACAGTTACGACAAAGAACTCAGCATTGGATATACTCAGACCACCACATATCCATTCTTGATGCAACGAACCTGGGACGCTTTGAAATCATATACCACGGAGTATGGCGGTAAACATTGGGGAACTTGGGCCGGGTATAGCGGTATTCGTTTTAATCGATATGATAAAAATACACAGATGAAAGCTCACTGTGATCATATTCACAGTATGTTTGATGGACAAAGAAAAGGAATTCCAATTTGTTCAATCCTGGGACAATTGAACACCAACTACACCGGCGGCGAATTCATAATGTGGGAAGATACTGAGATCAAAATGGAAGCCGGTGACGTACTGGTATTCCCCAGTAATTTTATGTATCCACACGAAGTCAAGGAAGTGACCAAGGGCACACGTTACAGTTGGGTCAGCTGGTGTTGGTAACTGTTGTCAAAATACAACACCGGGATTGACTGCAAAAGATCAATCCTGTACAATTGACACTTAACTAAACAAATGGATAAATAAATTTACTTATTTTCCGAAAACACTTGACAACAAAAGGTAAATAAACTATAATTGACAACATGATGAACACACTCTTACAATCATTGCAACCAAAACATATAGCCAATCTAGGTTCAGCGCCCTATTGGTCACTGTTTTCATCTACAATGATTAATAGTGACCGTGAGCCAGGGGGTTCTAGTTAACATATTCTAAAAAAGTATCTTAACTAGAGCCCCTGGACTAAACACCCAGGGGTTCTTTTTTATAGGACGGTAAAATGACACAAAAGCTAGAAGATCAAGAAGTTGACTTCAACTTTGTGCCAGATCAATTTACACTCTCGCAGGATCAGGTAATGAAACTGCTAGAGGATAAAGTTGGACGAGCAGAAGTTCAAGTTCAACGTATTGCTGACTTAATGGACAAGATGCGTAGAGGCATCCTGGATTAATTGGCAATAAGTGTTAAAAGGCAACGTGGGCCGGCATGCAACACTTTAAAGATGCAACAAACGGGCGGACTGTGGGATGAAGCACCAAGTGTGAAAAATCACAGGCTAGGGTATAGCTCTAGCATATCCTGTAGCAATACAGGGTATTCTAAAACATACAAGATGACTATTCCTGGGGGCAATGAGAGCCCACTAAGGCAGGCACGGATCCCGTGACACTAGTATGTTTTAGAATATGGGCTGTTAGTGATAATGGGAGCACGGGGGCTTTGCAAGCCTTAGGTGGGAGTTCGATCCTCCCACGGTCCACCAAATTGGGAGTATAGTATAATGGCAGTGCGGCGGTCTCCAAAACCGCTAGTGGAGGTTCGATTCCTTCTACTCCCGCCAAGTACGTGCAGATTGTAGCAGATCTATATAGGTTTGATTGTATGAGCAATTGAATGGTACAGGTTCTATACCTTGTACCGTAATTTTACTGATATCAATATCACAGGATCTAGCTGTATATCTGCCATATAATTCGTTATGTGATACAAATCCAGCTCGTTGAATACTGTCAGGGAATACCACAGATTTGTGTACAGTGCCTTCCATGGCCTGAAACTCCGCGACATCCACTGTGACTGTATCGGCTTGAGCCAAAGGTATTTCTTTGTTGAGCCATTCATGATCAATGACATATTGTGGCAAAGGTGTAGTAATCACAATCCAGTCAGCGACTCGTTGCATTTCTTGAATTGCAGGAATCACATCATGGACATAAAGATGTTCTAGATTTTCTAAACTAAAAGCAATATCAAATGAGTCACTGTCAAAGGGCAGTTGATTGGATTGTGCAAGTATCACATAATCATAAATTGCAGTAGTTTGCAGTCTTGCAACTGCTGCTGGACTCCAATCGATGCCAACTGAATAAGCAACTCGGTTGCTCACTGCGTCGTGTATTCGTTGCCGGTGAAATCCTGATCCGCAACCGATATCTAGTATACGTAAAGGTCTATTGAGTTTATCATATAAGACATTTATTTGTTCAATAACTATGTCACTGGAGAATGGCGGGCTAGTTTGACCTTGTTTGAGATCTAGTCGAAATTGTCTAAGCATGTAATATTTAACATTCAGCCCCCTTAGTTAAAAAGTATAACAACGTCTTGATAAGGCGTAGTCGGAGGAGCGTTACCTCCCGGGGGTACCAAAAAGGGTTCGTAGCTCAATGGATAGAGTTCCGGTCTTCGAAATCGTAGGTTGGGGGTTCGAGTCCCTCCGGACCCACCAAACATGCAACTTTAGCTGATGTGGTCATAGCGGCGGTCTGAAGAGCCGTTGAACTAGGTTCGATTCCTAGAGGTTGCACCATCATGCGTCGTTCGTCTAATGGTAGGGCCGTGCCCTTACAAGGCACAGACAGAGGTTCGATTCCTTTACGACGCACCAAATGCCCCCGTGGACAAATTGGTAAAGTCGCCTCTCTCAAACAGAGGAGTATGATATGTCTGTTCGAGTCAGACCGGGGGTACCAATTAGCTGATGTGGCACAGTCGGTAGCGCACATCCTTGGTAAGGATGAGGTCATGGGTTCGATTCCCGTCATCAGCACCAATCAGCAAGTATGGCGTAATCGGTAGCCGCAGCAGACTTAAAATCTGCCGAGTTCGACTCGTGCCGGTTCGATTCCGGCTACTTGCACCAACACTGGCGTTCGTTCAATGGATAGGACAGGATTCTTCTAAAGTCTTAATGGGAGTTCGATTCTCTCACGCCGGACCAATTGCGACTATAGCATAGCGGTAGTGCCGCGAACTCATAATTCGTACGGGGGTGGTTCGAATCCACCTGGTCGCACCAAGATTTGACAGTAAATGATGTTAGTGTTATAATAGAAACAAGTTAGAAATCAGTTGGGGGTTAGTTAAATGGTATAACAGCGGATTTTGATTCCGCTATTAATGGTTCGATTCCATTACCCTCTGCCAAAGTTTGTGTTAGTTGTTTGAAAGGAAGTTTATGAAGTTGTACATGTTGTATGGAATCACTTACGACCATTCTCCTGGTGAGCCTGAATTACTGGGAGTGTTCGATACTAAAGCAAGAGCCAAGTATGCTGGAGAAAAGTATAATTGGGAACTCGAAGGTAATTGCATTTATGACAGTTACAAGATTGTTAAGACAAAACTTAATACATTTTTGGATGATGAAGATCGAGAATTAATTGGAGAAGAATATGAAAGCGTCTGCTAAACAGTAGTGTCAACCTTGTACCCCGTATTGGTCCTGGTTGGCACATTAAAGAACTCTTTAATATAGTATTAAGACATTAAAGAAACTTTTAATACACCAACCCTCTGTGGCGCAATTGGTAGCGCAACGGACTCTTAATCCGCTGGTTGGCAGTTCAAATCTGCCCGGAGGGACCAATATGGGAGTATAGCTCAACTGGCTAGAGCAACCGGCTTTTAACCGGTAGGTTCAGGGTTCAAGTCCCTGTGCTCCTACCATATAAGAACACATTAAGTAAATCGTAGCCCGCTGGT